GCAAAGCCGATCGACGGAGCACCAACCGTGCCATCAGGCAAAGCGCGGAACATGGTTCCGTAGGTGATCTTTTTGTTCTTATCGGCGTTGGCAGCCTCTGAGATATCGACGACTGGGAAAAGATCCCCAGACGCAGGTGCAGTTAGCTCGGTCAGAGCTGAGATTTTGCGATCAGCCAAGGGAGTTACCAGCTAGAAGGTTTGCCAGACGCCTGAGTCGGCGTGATCTGTTCAATGATGCGTGCAGCCAGCGTATCTTGAATCTCAGCGACCTTTGCAGCGCCACCGAGCTTGGCCTGCACAGCTGCCACGATCTGATCTTCTGTCAAATCTTCAAAGTCAGCCAAGGTGTCAGGGCGATCTAAACCAACGCTGCCGTAAGCACCTGAGTTGTAAGGGTTATTGTCAGCATCAACCTGATCGCTGATTGCAACCACAGTCCAATGAGCCGTGTGAGCAAAATTATCGCTTAAATCTCTGTCGAGACTGGCGATTTTCCAGACGTAGGTGTTAGCCATGATGAAGTGAAGTCAGGCAGAGTTTACTTAGCCAGCCTCAAGGGCTGCAACTTTGGCTTCAAGCGTTTCGATGCGCTCCATTGCTTCCTGAAGAGCCTTAACAGCCTTCATGTAAAGCACGGAGTAGTTGACGGTTTTAGTAACCGTTCCAAGGTCATTGCCTTCTTCATCGCGGTCAGCAATGTCATTAACAAGACCAGGCGATACGGTCTCAACCTCTTGAGCGATGACGCCAAGCTGTGTGTGGGTTTCTCCTTCAATAAAGTTATATTTACGGACTTGAAGTGCTTTCAAGTCATTCCACTGTGACGTAGCATCGACAATGTTCTCTTTTAACTTAACGTCAGAGATTGCGCCGTAGGAATTGTTTGTATTTTGAACGTTGCCGTTGGTGAATACATAAAAAACCGTAGCACCCCCGGTAGTGTTATTTGTTCTGCTGCGAATACCTCGATAAAGCCAATTTGTAGTACCAGCGCCTGTATTGCTTCCAATCATTAACCCATTGGCTGTTGCAAAATGATGCGTTTGCCCAGTGGCAAAAATTCGCATTTTTTCGTCTGGGCTGCCTGCATTGTCTTGGGTGGTGCTAAAAACGAGCCGTGCGGGTTTATCATTCAGTGCGTGCGTATCCTCTGCTACACACTCAATCAAGGCGCAGTTTTGGTATGTATCGCCGTCATTTCCTTTAAACCTAAGCTGACCAATGGTGTCATCCGCGACAACAGAAGTATCACTTCTCCCAAGAACTAACCCAGCGCCAGAATTGCTAACAGCTTGAATCTTTGAAGTAACGCTGCTGTCAAGTACTGATGATGTATTTACCAACAAATTCCCCGAATCGTCAATGCGTGCTGCTTCCGTAAATCCGCTTTGAAAAAATCTGAGTGCGTTATCACTGTGGTTATACAGAACACCACCAACTAAATCAGAGTCAGTGTCTCCAAAAGCAATACCTGCATTTGCTGCATTGCCACTAATTACGTTCACATAGGCAGAAGTGTCTGTAGCGCCTGCATCCCTAACGACAAATACTTGCCCTGGAGCATTGTCTCCAATCCCGACACGATCATTTCCTCCATCGACAAACAGCATGTTTGCGTTGCCGCTTGACTCAACGCGGAAATTACAATCGTTCCCAGGGTCGTTAAATATAACTCCAGCACTGAGAAACGTTGCTCGTTCTACGCCTTCACAAGCAACGCCAATTCTATTGTCACCATCTTTGTAGAAACCAGTATCAGTGTCAGTCCTGAAACACAATGATGGCTCTGAGGCACTGCCGTCCTGCATCAGAATCGTGCCGTCAAGCTCCCTCAGCGTGATCCACGCATCGTTGCTACTGTTGCGCAGCTTCAACTGGTTGGCCGTAGTGTCTACCCACCACTGATACGCGTAGGTGGTGCCTGGGGAAGTTGCGTTGCTGTTGTTGCTGCGGATGGCTTCAAGAACATTGTTGATGTCTTGCCTCACAGCCTGGCCGCTGGCGTTATTGATCACATAGTCGTGAGTTGCCATTTTTAGGGTTGCTCAGAGCCGTAGCCGACCGCTTGGTACTGGAAGTTCCGACTAATCACAGCGTTGCTGCTGTTCTTAAACGTCACTGTGAATCCAGTCCTAGTGATCGAAGTCACTTCATAGTAATCGCCTGACGCAAGGTTGAAAGCTGTGATGCCAATGCTCGGCGGCGTGTTGTAGAAGACGCCATCTTGGAAAAACGCATTAGTGAACGTCACAGCCTTGCCGCCGGAGTCCGTACCAGAGGTAATAACAGAGCTAGTCTCTGTCCTCAGCGGCATCTTGGCGCTAAAGCCCAGCTCATCTAGCAACGGTGTTTGGTCAGCGTGATCGCTGCTCAGCTCGCATTTAAACTGGAACAGGCGACCTTGGAAGTGCCCGTTACGCAGCGGCACCCAGTCCCCGAACACCAAGTTGCTTTCAAGTTGCTGGTTATTGGCGTCCTCTAGTAACAGCCTGTCGCCGTCTTCCGTCAGCTCGGTTTCTGCCGTGATGCCATTGTTGGAGGCCCGCAAGTAAACCTCAGCGTTCACGTCGTCAGCCTCTTCACCATCGAAGTCGGTCCAACTGTCGACATTGACTGTGCGCTCATCAATGTCATCAGCCGGATAGGTGCCACGCATCACCAAATGGCGGCTGAACTCGATGTCAAACTTTGCGCCTAGGTCAAGCGTGTTGGCGAAGAAATACTCGCCTTCGCTCTTCCGCGTGCCTAGGAAGTCAAAACTGCCCAGGTCGTCGATGTCCGAGATGTCGTCAATGGTTTCGTCGCCATCAATGACCAGTGCGTCGTACTCCTCTGAGTAAAACGTGTCATTCCTTTGCCCTTGGAACTCAGGCGAATCAGTGTCCTCACGGTCTTCCAAGACCAGCAATCGCGGCTGTGGGTCCGTCAGCGTGTGGACAACGGACCGAACCGCTGAACTTTTTTTGTTTTTATCGTCAACAAAACGGACAAGATATTCACCCGACAGTTCCGGCAGGATTGCGTAAAACGTGTTGGCTTTGACGGTGGTTAGCTTTGAGCTGCCTGCCCAAGTGCCGGAGCCGTCAGTCTTCGAGCTGTGGCGAATCTCAGCGTTCAGCCTGTCGCTAGTTGCGCCTAGCCCATCCTTAGACACAGACCAAGTAACCATTACTTGGTTCGAGCGATGCGCCTCTAGTTGCACGTTCAACGGGTCAGGTGGCAGCTGAACGGCTGGGGTTGTGTTTTGACCGCCAGAGCTTTGATCTTCTCTAGGGACAACAAATGTGCCAGATACCCAGGTTGAATGTTTGAACGTACCGTCGCGACCAATCGAACGAATTTGATAAGTGATGGTCACCCCAGCCTTAGCGCCTTGAATCGTTAGCTCATTTGTCGTTTGCCTGACAGTTTTATAGTTGCCACTGCCGACTTTGTAACGGATTTCATAACCGCTGATATTGCCGTCACTATCACGTTTGAAGCCCATGAAAACGTCATTAACGACGTTGTTGTTTCGCCGGACTTCTTTTGTCTCAAATGTCAGACCGCTCGGAGCTGTTGGAATTTTGTCGAACGTCGTAACCGACCGATACTCCAACTCATCGGCATTGTCAGCTACGTCATAAATGCTGTCGTTGTGCTGAACGCCAACGATTGCAAATGTGCCATCACCACCATCAGTAACTGAAACACAGCGAAACTTCTGATGAGTGACAGTTGTTGATTGAATCGACCAAACCGATTGAGCCAGCGGTACTGCGCTGAACGGAGATGTCACCGAGATGACAGAGCCAGAAACACTTTGGATTCTCTTGGCTTCAATCGTTCCGTCAGGCAGCGTTACGGTGATCGTGTGCTTAGAACCACCAGGCAGCGTTACCGTGATGTCTGCATCCAACGTTGTTGTTGTTGCCGACCTACAACGTCCAGCGATGCGTGCGCCCTGTCGCATTTCATCGGCAACAGCAAACACCTGGCCAGGCAGAACGATTGCGCCTTGCAGTCCAGTCGAGAACGTGACGGTTTCGCCGTCTAGCTCTTCAGACGCCATCATCCAGCGGCCTAGGCGGTACGCCTGATTACGTGACGTGCAACCAAAGGCGACGACCTCGCGGACCTGATAGCCGTACTTGGTGATCAGCGCCGCGTCTTCGACGACGACGAAGTTTGGCTTGTAGAAGTTGTCGGGGTCGTTGTAGCGGACGCGGATACTGGTGCTGCGCGTTTTTAGGGATGAACCCGTGTAGTTAAAAACGCCCTCAATGACGTTGCTGTTTGTATATAAGTGAACTGGACTAATGCCAGAGCCGTCGAGATTGCCGTGATCAGCGGCTAGCTGCACGGTGTTGGTGCTCCAGTAGGACATCCCACGAAACACCGAGGCGAGATCTTGCAGGACATTGAAAGCCGCTGCACGATCACCGATGACAACGTTGCAGGCAAACCGTGGTTCCTGCGTACCGTCTCGGTTCGTAACGTATTGGTTAGCGTATTGAATTAGAGGATAAAGGTCTGTATAGCTGAGATTTGATGAGTCAACAAAATCACCGCACCCGTACCTGACGTTAAGCACCATGTCGGCAAAAATGCAGACAGGGCAAGTCGTCCAAGCTGTACGGGTTCTACCGTCAAACGCAACATTGTCAGCAAACGCCAGACTGCCATCTGCTGTGCGTACCTTTGCATTATGAGGAATTTTGACCCGTCGCCCTTTAATCAAATAAGCACGGCTCGGGATATTGCTGAATTGTCTTGTGTTTAATTCAACGCCAACACAAGCGGTGTAAGGATATGTGCTACGAATCTCCTGTCGCTCAATGATAGAAGTCCAAACCAATTGATTGGCTCGACCATTGGCAAGAGGCGTTTTTTTAGATATCTCTTCAAAGTTTGCAACCTTAACCTCAAAAAAGTCTTCTTTAAGGTTAATTTTTTGAACTTTTATGTTCCAAGGATAGCCATCCCCTTTTTTATCACGCGGCAGCTCAATGACTGGTGTTTTAATTTGATAGTCGGTGATTGAAGTACCGGTAATTGTCTTATCAAACTTCTTAACGTAAGCAGACCCCTGCCGCTGCACAGAAACAACAATACGGATGCTGCCATTGAAAAGCTGACCTTTCGCTAGCCCCTCTTGAGCGGTAGAAAACAAACGAGGAATCGTAAACAGCAGCTGGACTGAATCAACTTCTGAGTCAGATATCTGCCTTATAACAGTGCCAGCGCCGTAGTCCCTGGCAGTTACTTCGTTGTTAGCGTTTACTGTTTCGGAATAATTTTGACCAACCTCAACAGCAACACCTGTGATTTTTGTTGTTGCATTGCCTGCTTGAGGAAGCTTTGATTGCCTTCGGCCACCTAAACGATAAGCAAGACTGCGATCTTCTTTGGGAAAGTTAAAAGTTGAACCTGTTAGCAACGGGGTTTCATCAAAGAACACCTCTTCACCGAAGTTGTCAAAACCCTCGATGGGGCCTTCACATAAAAGGTCAACAAGGCGGATGCTGGAAGTAGAATTAAGTGCCATGATTATGAAATGCTAGGGTTGAATCCATGTCGGACAATAAACTCGACAGAGGAATCAACCGACGCATCGACAATTGTAATGTCAAGTCTGTAAAAATCTATATTTGACGCTTTGTTCGGGTCAAACTTGTGATACCACCTGTATCTGCCCATTGTTAAGCCTTGTATAGTAAATTGATCGACGGCATGGATGTCAGTTGAGTTTTGCTTCCTCGATTCTATCTTGTAAGTGATAAACCCATCTGTCTTTGTAGAACCTGCGCCGCTTACGAACTCAAACAGTTTGTTTACCTCTAAAAATACAAAGTATTTGTCTGGGTCTTTGGTCAGTCCTTCTGTAAATTCAAGGCGAAAATTGTTTGCAGCGGTTTTCTTGTCGTTTCGTTCAATGTTTGTAAATTTATCCGCAGAGCTTGAGCGGTTGAGCTGAAATTTAACGTTGTTCCAGCGTGCGCTGTCGTCTCTTCGCTTGCCAAACTTAAGCTTGTTTCCATTGACCGTCATGGTGCCAGAGCCTGGCGTTCGGGTAAATTTTTTAATTGGATCAGAATCATCAGCAACGTCAACATCAGCAGAAATAACGTGCGATCCGATTAGAACCTTGCCGTAAGCCACTGGGATTGTTGCACCAACGCCGACCGTGTTTTGTGCGCCCAGATAAGCGTAAGACTGTTGCCCATTGGAGCCACGATTCACTGACTCTGGTCTCGTTGCCTGAAAGTCGTTTCTAGTGCTTACGCCACCGTTCGGCAGCTCAGGCTGAGGTGACAGCATCTGCGTCACGCCGCCCAGCACCATGCTCGCGCCCATAGCCGAAAGCACAGTACCGGCAAGAGTCGCAGCTGCACTACCCGCAACAACACCGGCACCTGTTGCGCCTGCAGCACTAACTCCAAAACCACTTGTTGTCCCGAAGAAGCCAGCACCAGGTAAAAGGAACGACGCAGCAATCAGACCAATGCCTGCAAAAATTCTTCCTGCACCACCGCCTGCACCGGCAAGCACAGGCGTAACGACCAG